AAAAGGCTGCGCACGCTCATGGGCATCTCTGTTGCAATCGTGCCTGTGACAACGGCACGCCTGTTCTCGTACCAATGTGTCACAAGCAACTTGGTGGCCACCTGCACACTTGCGCTAGGTACCGCACCACAAAAGCACAACACCGTTACTGGCGTTGCATTGTAGTCCTCAAGGTCTGGCGTATCGTGGAAGCTGATGCGCGTGGTGTTGTCCGTGAGGGATTCGAAATAGTACTTGTCAGTGGCAAGGGTTTGCGTTGCTCCGCTTGTGTCCTTGTAGGAAACTGACTGCACTGTGGTCACTGGTCCAAAGGCAAGGGACGCATTGCGCCACCTTTCCAAATGAAAAACGGTTGCTCCACTAGCTGCAAAGTGACGGTTGCAGTAGTCACTGATATGAGCAGACGCAGCATCGAGCAAGGACGTAATTGTGGTGTCCTCGTCGCTGTGATCCACGCGTAGAAATTCTTTCATATCTGCGAGAGATACAATGTCAGTTCCTGTGGCGTATGCTGGCTTGCTTATAATCATATCAGAGAAAAAAAAGGAAGCCCAGCCCTATTGCCAGGCTTCCAAGTTTTGGTCAATTAGGCAATGAAGTCCTTTAGGTAAGACAATGCACCTGACTGGCGCACGGCTGTATCGTAGAACTTGTTCACGTGCAAGGCAATCTGTGCAGTGCCAGCGTTGCTGTATGGGTCAACCAAGAGGTCAACACCACCAAAGAACGCAAGCAACATGCCCTGTGCGTAGTCACCAAACAACACGGCTCCAGTAGTGCCAACGGTGTCGGCGTCTACGAGGTTTGGCGTGTAAAAGGTGTTGTATCCGTCGATGCTGTTTCCATCAATCAAAGCGCTGATGTTTGCAACGGCAGCCTCTGACTTCAGAATCTGCATGGCAGTAGGTGAAGCAACGAAAGCACAACGGCCCAAGTCACCACCAGCCTGAAGTACAGCCTTCTGCATTGCGTACAAATCGGCTGCAGCAACAGAACCACCAGCCTTGTCGGTGCTGTTTCCAGCTCCAGCAGCAGCAGCAGCAAAGACAGCCTTGTCAATTGTTTCGTTGACACCAGCGGCCAACTCACGTGAAATGAGGGCATCAACGCCAGCACCACCTTGGAGCATCAATTGCTTTGACCACAAGGTCTTGGCAGCGACACGGTTAGGTGTGAGGTTGACTTCATCCATTTCCAAGGTAGAGTCAGAGTCTGCCTCAACTTCTGTTGCGGCTGTACCGACTGCCTTGTTCGACACGCGTGGGAACTGCAAGTTTGCAGATGCGTTGTTGATGGTTGTGACACCAATGCGCTCGGCCATAGATGGTGCGCGCAAAGCGTCGATGGCTCCTGGTACTTCAGTAGCCACAAAACCTGACCCGTCACCAGAACCAGCCTGGAAGTCATCAGCACCACCAGCACGCAACAAAGCGTTTGCAGGGATACCGATTTGTCCTGACATGTTCAAGCCGCGTGACTGGAACTCCTTGGCCGCTTCTTGCGCCCACTCGGCTTCAGCACCTTCCAAAGACTTACCAAAGCTGGCAGCCATCACCGCACGGCTCAAAGAAAAGCTGCGGTTGATTTTGTTGATTTCCTTCACCTCGGTGACAGTCGTGCCGCCCATCTGGGCTTGACGTGCAATCATGTCTTCGTGGGCTTGGCGACGCTCAATCTTGGCGTCTAGACGCTCCACCTCGCGCTTGGCAAGGTCAGCCTCTTCTTGTTCGTTGTTGGACCAATCGCGGTTCTCTGTGTCTGCGATGTTGACCAACTCTTCAAAGCGATCAGCGTGCTTGGCACGTGTCGCCTTCATCTCGTTGAGATTCATGGTTGTTGTTTTAGAAATAGTTTCACTCTTTGTATCTGTGTCGGCCTCCGCTACTGCGATGGCTTCGTCTAGTTCAAGCTGTTGCTCACGCGCTTGCACCGTGGCGGCTGCGTATGCTGGATAGGTCACTGGTGACACATCCAACAACTGCCGCACCTTGTCAACGCTCCTTACCGTGCGCTCCTCGTTCCAGCTCTGGTCTTTAATGGTAAAGGCAAACGATGACTGTGAGATATCGCCACGCTTGACGCTCTCGTAAAAATCTTTGGCATAGGACTGGTTGCCTAGCTTCACACGGTACTTCAAACCACGCTCGTCTGTTGACAGCTCCAGTGTGCCGTTCTCGGTACGTCCGAGAATCAAGTTTGGGTCATGGTTGATGAGCGCTCGCACATCGTTAGTCATGACGTCATCAAAGGCACCTGGCTTAATTACCTCGCGGAAATGTCCAAGGTCTGTCTCACTGTTGAATACAGCGGCATAGCCCTCCAATACCATGTCGTCACCTTCAGCGTCGCGCACCTCAATGGTACCCATCGTCCGCTTCTCGGCTTCTTTATGCTGGTTGTTGTCCTCCATCGCTACTTACTTTGTCGCTGTACTCGCCTAGGCGGTCCAACGCGATTTGGTTGATTTGTACTGTGTGGGTGTCGCCACCTTCCACAGGGTTGAGGTTCTCTTTGCTCCTGACCTCATTGATTGACACAACGCCACTAGTCAGCATCTGCTGGTAGAAGTTGGTCCGTGCAGCTAGATCACCACGGTACAGGTCGTCCATGCTGAACTTGCTGTACACCTCTGGGCGCTCAAATGACTGGATCAGCTTGCGGTCAATCTCTTGCTCAATGCGCTTTGCCCACGGTGCAATGGTGTGACGTGCAAACTGCAAGTTTTGCTGCTCTACGTTGTTGAACGTCGTTTGGCTCGGTAGCTGTACAAGCGACGTCGGTACGCTGTATATCCTGCATACTTCTTCCGCTTGGAACTTACGCGTTTCAATGAACTGCGCTTCATCTGGTGTGATTGTAATGCGCTGGTACTTAAAGCCAAAAGGAAGCAGCTTGGTCCCTGCGTTCATTGCGCTTTGGTTCCAGCTGTTTTGGATGACGTCCATCTGTTCCTTGCGCAACGGCTGGTCACTGGCCAGCACTCCTGTCATCTGTCCCTTTTGGCCAAAGTATTCGCTTCCAAAGTCCTGGGCTGCCTTTGCTAGTCCAAGGTTCTCACGATGCAAGCGAATGGGCGACATGCGACCCATCGCGCTAATCTCCAGCATATTGTCTTGAGTTACTGCGCCATAATCTTTGATGACAAAGACGCGCTCTCCGTCTACCTCTCGCACATCCACATCGTAGTACGACACTGGCACAAGGCGCTCTGCATAACCTCGCACACTGCGCTCAATGATGGCATAACCGCATCCGTACATCAGTGCTGACGTCATCAGCGTCTCCCAAAAATCGTAGGCGTTCTGCGATTCGTTTGGTGTGGCAGTGATCAGGCTATACGCTGGGTGTTGGTTTGCTACCTCCACATTTCTGCCATCACGCACGTAAATCTCTAGGCCTAGGCTGCTGATGGTGCTTGCAATCTTGTTGACGCAAGCATAGACAGCGGAGATGGCCAGGGCGCTTTGCTCCGTGACATTGACTCCACTGCGCACAATTGGGTTGATGCCCAACTCTGCTTCAAGCGTTTGGGAATTGTACTTCCCGACGCGGTAACGAAAAACGGACTTGAGGCGGTCTGCAAGTGTAGCCATGACCGTCAAGTATACGATGCTCCGACCTATAAGTTAAAGATTTCCAGCATGATGTCATCATCATTTAATTGACAATGGTAGTACTCATTCATGGCAATGATTGACGCAATCACACCGTCGACTTTCTTGTTCTCGTGCCTCTCTTTGACAACGCGCTTGTTTTCGTTTACGTCAGTGTAACAGACCGAACAACCTACTTGCCAGCGCAGACATCTGTTGCCGTCGTGTTTGATGTTGTTGCGCATGACTTGCATCTCAAACTCTTTTGTTGGTCCATTCATCGTGGTGATGTTCTGGGCCATTGGTGACATCTCTACTCCGTCGGCTTCGAGCTTCGGCACTAGGTAGATTTGTCGCATTGTTCTTTGATGTACTGGTATACAATGTCGTAATCCGTCACGTTGCCTGGTGTGATTGTAATGTCACCTTCACGCTGGAAGGCTAGGTAATCGACGCCAGCGCTTAATTTCTTGGAGTGCGCTTTTTCCGAATTGACAAACTGATGCACCAGCAGATAAAAGCAATCAGCGATATTGTCACGGAAAAGTAACGCGAAGGCGGTAAGGTCTTGAGTGCTTGCCAAGTCAAGGCCAGCATAACACTCCAGCTCTGGAAGTAGGTCATAGGGTATCTGTGTTTGGCCTTGCATCCAGATGTCATCTGGTATCCAGGCGGTTTCACTGCTCGTCCAAATGTTTAGATGCAAGCGCAGGAAGCTGTTGACCATCGTAGGATTGGCCTTTGCATTTTGCACGGCTTGCTCAAAGTAACTTTTGTGGCAAATGCTGCCATATCCTGGGTTGGCCTTCTTCCAAGTTTCCTCGTCTGTCCAGTCGTCCTCAATGTCTGCAGCGTACAGCACAGGCAGAAAGGTGTCGTCTTTAATGGCACCGTCCCTGACTTTCTCTGCGTACTCGTGCATCTCGTAGCAGATAGAGCATCCCACAAATCTCTATTTGGCTGCGTGTGCAGCTCGTCAAAGATGACGGCATGACAGTTGAGGCCATGCTTTGTGTATGCCTCTGCGCTGATGCTCTTGTACCAGCTGCTTTTGTATTCGATTTGATTGCGCAGCACCTTGGCCCGTCGACGCAAGTGCTGGTTGTTTGCAATCATCTCCTGTGCGATGTTGAATACAATATTGGCTTGGCCTCTGTCTCCTGCTGCACTAATGACTTCCGCGCCAGGCTCGCCATCAGCAAACAACATGTATAGAGCAATAGCAGCCGACAAATTACTCTTGCCATTCTTACGCGGGATCTCCACGTAACAAGTCCTGTATCGACGCAAACCGTGCTTATTCTTCCATCCAAATAGTGGTCGAATGATGTCATCCTTCTGCCAGTCTTCCAGCAGAAACGGTTTCCCTCCCAACTCGCCTTTGACATGCGTACAGAATTTCTCAATGAAGTCGACAGCGCGATCCGCTGCAGCTTCGTCGAATGTGTAACTCAAAACATACGTTGTTGTGCCTGGTGCTGTGCCAGGCGTTTGCATGCTCCGTTGTAATAGTCCTCGTCAAGTTCACAGCCTACAAGGTCAAAGCCAAGGTTATGGCAAGCCAATGCAATCGAGCCGCTGCCTAGGTGCGTGTCGAGTATGCAGTCGCCATCTTTGGCGTAATTCATCAGCAGCCACTCGTACAGCTTGACGGGTTTCTGGCATGGGTGAATCATCGCCGTTCCTCGGTTTACGTTTTGCCAAATGAGGTCGATGTAGTCCACTCTTTTGTTTTTAGAATAGCTGGCAATTTCGCAAACGCTCATGTTTGACTCTCTTGGCATTCGTTTATTCCAAACAATGGCCGCACCGTTGCCGTCAACCCATGGGTAATAATTAGACCCAAAAATTATTCTTTCCCTTGCCACTCGTTGTAATTCCTTAAACCACTCGACGGTTGGCGCGGCATCATTCCAATCGACCGCTGTGCCTCGTGTGTTTCCGTTTATCTGCACCCAGTTTCCAATGCCATACGGTGGATCTACAATGGCCAAATCAAAAGCGTTGTCCTCGCACGTGGCGAGGTACTCCATGCAGTCGACGTGGCGCAAGTCAATCATGAAAAGAATTCTGCGGTTTCATCTACAGGAGCCTTGCCCTCGCCAATCCAGTTCTCAAGTCGTGTGATGATGATTTGCTTTCTGTGGCGTGCTTCCTTCAGCTGTTGCCACTCTGGTCGCATGCGATTCATCTGGTCGCCACTCTTCGTGGTCATTGTGTAGCACGTGCCGTACGTGTTGCAGTAGCCTTGCAAGTCTTCTTCTTCGACTAGCACACAGGCCAAAGTCCTAATCAATTCCGCTTGGCCTGGTGTCAAGTCGGTGCGCTCCTGGTACTCGGCCATCAGCCGTGCAAGCGTTTCAATCTGTTTGTCTTTGATGCTCATTGTCCCTTTTGGTTTTTACTGCCCGCACTCCGCGC